ATATCTCAATCTTATACTATATCAAGTGCGAATACTTGGGAGAAGAAAGTATTAAGTTTTGCTGGTGATACATCTGGAACATTAGGTAACGATAATGCAGAAAGTTTAAGATTATTATTTTGGTTAGCTGCTGGTAGCACATATTCTGGTGGCACATTAGATACTTCTTGGGCTTCAATGACACAAGCAAATAGAGCAGTAGGTAATGTAAATTTAGCAGACAGCACAAGTAATGACTGGTATTTAACAGGAGTACAATTAGAAGTAGGCAATTATGATTCAACAACTATCCCACCATTTCAACACGAATCTTATGGTGATAACTTGGCAAGATGTCAAAGATACTGTCAGGTATATGGAGCATATAGTAATATGATGATTGGAGCAGGTTTAACACAAAATGCAACAACAGCTTTAAGATGGGGGTTACCTTTATTAGTAGAAATGAGAGCAGTTCCATCTGGAGCATTATCAGGTACATGCAGTTTATGGAATGGTGGCACAGGACCAAACGCAGTACTTGGTACTGCATATAGTAAAACAACAAATGCTTCTTATGATATGACTTGTGATACAGGATTAACAAATACAACTGGGCTTATTATGATGTTATTTTTAAATACGGGAACATTAACTTTAAATGCGGAGTTATAAATGACAGGATATGAATACATAAAAAGTGTAAAGGAAATGAAATGTAGTATTACAGATGAGGTTGTTAGCTATAATATAACTCAACAAGATGACACTATTTTATCTGTACCTAAAGATACAGCTAACACAGACTATCAAAACATTTTAGCTTGGGTAGCAGCAGGCAACACTATTGCTGAAGCAGACTAATGAGAACCTTCTTAATAACTGTTGTCGTAATCATTTCATTATTTTACACAGCTACTTGTTATGCAGCAGACACCAATATTAGATACAAGGATATGCCTGTATCCCCTCCTTCTGTACCTTCTATACAAGGATCATATGGTGGTAGTGATGTATGCTCAGTCTCAAGAGCAGGTGGTGTGAGTGCAGGGTTCTTAGGATTCTCAGGTGCATATCAACAGCGTGATATGAATTGTGAACGCATTAAATTATCAAGAGCTTTAGCAGGACTCGGCCTTAAGATAAGTGCAACAGCAATTTTGTGTCAAGATCCAAGAGTGTTTGTTGCTATGGTTTCAGCAGGATCACCCTGTCCTGTCAATGGCAAGATAGGAGATGAAGCAATCAAAGAGTATCGTAAACGAGGTATACTAGATGAAGATAACAATCTTATTGTTTCTGTTAATGTGGCAAATGGTAGCGTTAGGCAGCCAAACAGAAACGACTACGGACAACCTACTAACTAACAAAGACTTTGATTCAAAGTTAGACTCCTGGACTATAGAAGATTCAGACTATATTAAATATGATGGTAACTGTTATAATGAATCAGGATTATGTCAGGCAGTCAGATGGTCAGGTGATCTAGGCAAAACTATATCACAAACAATAAACAACTTAGATGATAATTATATTATCAAGAATGTATATGTATCTTTTACTGCATTAGGTTGTAACAATACAGCAGCAGGTGGATGGTGTACTGCAGATGGTTACGATAAAGTACAAGTAACTATTAATTTATCTGATGGAAGTAATTCAGAAAATTTATACCTGGAACAATCATTAGATTATAATGATGGCACACTAGACTATGCCTTAACAACATCAACATTAGATACCTGGTTAACACAAGATACAAACATAAACTTTGCTATGACTGGTATAGATACTGGTAATTGGGATGGACAATTTGGTCCTATTGTAGATAATATAAATCTACAATTAGGTATAGAAAAATATGTACCAATGGTAGTAGAACCTACTGTAGTAGAACCTGTTGTAGTAAAAGAAATAAAAGTAGAAGAACAAAAAATGGTAGAGGGATTAGATTTAAAAACAGAAATAGCTCTTGATATTATTAGTGATATTGATGTAATTAATCCATTGCCAGAAATACAGGAGATTAAAATTGAAGAACCAGAACAACTTACAATGGTATCAACAGAGGAAACGCCAGAGATTGAGAGAACAACAAATGAACCAAGCGACATACGAATCGCAGGAGAAAGTGATGGTAAAGAAGAAACTAAAGAAGCAAAGCAAGACGACAAAAAAAGTAGTGAAGAAAGCAAAGACAGTAAAGATGACAACAAACCTGTCGCCATTGCAAAAGTTAAAACTACAACTACTAACTCTAAAAGTACTGGTATTAAAACTGAAAGTGAAACTGCAAAAATTGATGGGGAGATAGAGCAACCAGTACTTCCTGTTGAGTATTTGCAAACAATACAAGAAAGTATTATTATGCAAGAAAAAGTGTCCTTGACACAGGAGCAAATTTATGGAAGGCAGCAAGAGTATAACCTTAACACCAGCAGTATTACTATCGCTTCTCTTGACAATAATTCCAGCAGCAGGTGGCGTGATCTACAAGATGAGCGCAAACGATTCAAAGCTCCAAGCTATCCAAGAAAAAGTAAGTAAGTTTAAATCAACTGATGTGTCATCATTGCTTGAACGTATTGCTAGTTTAGAAACAGAAGTACGTAATCTATCTGAACAAATAGATAGTGTAGATAAAAGTGTATCGGCTGTTGAAACTAATTTAAGTGAGTGGACTGAGAAAGAATTTAATAAAGTCTATGATATTTTAAATGACAATCCTTTAGGTAAATAATATGGCTATACCAATGGAACTATTATCAATGGGAGCATCAACAATTATAGGTGGTGTCCTATCGATAATGGCGCAGAAAGCAAAAGACAAAGCGCAAGAACAACAAGCTTTAATGACAAGGGCAGGTTTTCAATCTAAACAATTTGACAAAGCAAGAGAAGTACAAGATTCATTTACAAAAAATACTCGTAGATGGATTGCTCTAATGTGTGTAATGGCTATCATAGTACTACCTAAATTAGCACCGTTCATAGATCCCTCACTAAATGTTTACGTTGGTTATACAGAAGCAGTTTCCTCTGGCTTCTGGATATTTAGTAGTAGTACAGACATGACGTTATGGAAACCAATGGAAGGATTAGTCATTACACCTTTAGATACTCACGTAGTCTCAAGTATTATTGGATTATATTTTGGTGGGAGTTTAGTTAGAAGATGAACATAGATACTAAAACAGCTGCGTTATTTATAGTTCCTATGTTAGGAATAGCAGCAGCTTGGGGACAAAGCATTAATCGAATTGATAGTTTAGAAAAAAATCAAGAACAATTAGTAACAACAAGTGAACTAGAAATTGTTAAAACAAAAATATTTTATATAGAAAAGACAGTTAATGAAAACAAGGCAATGCTTACAAAGATATGGAGTAAGCTTGACAAATAGGAGAAGCTATGAACTTCTACTTAGATGAAAAATCTTTATCAATTCTTCAACACGTAAATCCACAATTAAAACACGCAGCTTTAAAAGCAATAAATCTTACTGTTATACCTTTTCAAATACACGAAGGATTACGTTCAGAAAAAACACAAGCAGAAATGTTTAGTATTGGTTTAGCTAAATCATTAAAGAATAAACATACAACAGGAGATGCAATAGACATTTATTGTTATCACGATAATGATGTTTCTTATAATTATAAAGACTATCAAGTAGTTTCAACTGCTTTTGAAATAGCTATGATAGATACAGATTATTTAATTAAATGGAAAGGAAATGAGGGAACAACATTTGCTGATATGATCCATTTTGAAATTGAGGAAAACAAATGCATATAAAAGATAATGGTGGTAATTTTTCAAGAGCAGGATTTATACAAAAAGATGACGAAGGTAATTTATTATTATGCTCATCTTGCAAATCAACACATATAATAAAAGCTGGTACTGATGGCAAAGCTAGTGATGGTAGACCACAAAGATACAAGTGTAAATCTTGTGGAAAAAAAACTACTAATCCTATTGTGTCTACCCAGTTTGAGCTAGGTAGTATCCATTCAGAAGCAGAGTTTACAACAGAAGAATTAATACAACAGCGATTAGAAGTATTTAAACGTAGAGAACGTAGAGAAAACAATGAAGAATTTTTAGATATTAAAATTAAAGATGATAAACCAATAGGTTTATTTATTATGGGCGATCCACACGTTGATGATGATGGGTGCGACTGGCAATCTATATTAGAACATATTGATATTGTTAATAGCACAGAAGGTTTATATTCAATTAATATTGGAGACATACAAAACAACTGGGCTAGAAGAACAAAACTAGAAGGACTATGGGCTAAACAATCAACGACTGATGAACAAGCCTGGCAACTTACTGAATGGTTATGCCACGCAACAAACTGGATATTGATAGTAGCAGGTAATCACGATATGTGGAGTGGTACAGGTGATCCATTGAAATGGATTATGCGCCCACTTAAAACAACCTATGCTAATTATTCTCAACGAGTAAGATTAATATTGCCTGGACATAAGATCAGATGTAACTTTGCTCATAACTTTCAAGGCAATAGTATTTATAATACAGCGCATAGTGTAGTTAAACACGCTATCTTTCACGCTAGAGATCATCTACTATGCTGTGGCCATAAACATATTAGCGGATATATGCCAGTCAAAGATGCTAATGAGGGAATAGTAATGCATTGTTTACAGATAGGCAGTTATAAGAAGTATGATGACTATGCCAAACAATTAAATTTACCAAATAAGATGATGTCTCCTTGCGCTGTTGCAGTAATTAATACTAAACTAGATGAAAAGCATGGAGATTTTATAAAGATATTTTGGGATGTACAAGCTGGAGCAGATTATCTAAAATGGTTAAGACAATAGAGGATAAATATAAAATGGTTATTGTAAAATGGAGAGATCACGAAGGCGACTCAGGATGGATGGATCTTCCTGATATACAGAAACGAGAAGCTCCAGAAGTATGTACTGTTGGTTGGCTTGTTATTGAAGATAACAAATATATTAAGTTAGTAGATTCTATTATGTCAGATGGTACTATGGGTGGATTTAGTTTAATTTTAAAAGAGTGTGTCATTGATGTAACTGAATTTGATTTTGTAGACTATCCAATTATTAGTAAAAAGAAACAGCACTAATGAAAGATGTATTAATAATTGCATTTATTTTTTTTATCATTATTTTTGTAGGTAAAATTTACCAGCAAAAAAATCTAAACCCTACCTATGATCCTCAATTCCAGAAACAATTAGATGAATGGAAACCATTCGACTAGAATTAGAACAAATAACTAAAAAACAACGCACGTAAACCTATCATATTTCCTTTGTTTAATACTACCTAACCCGATTGTATACATAAAATACTATCGTTTAAATATGATACCTTTACGTAGGTTTAAATAGATATGCAAAAAAAACCCCCTGTAAAGGGGGAAGTTTAGGAAGCTAGGCAATGAAAAGTAAAAAAGAAACCTAGCACATGATAAACTCGAGGAAGTTTATATCATAATCCTATACCTTTTTTTAGTTAACTTCAACTGACGATTGAGATTAACATCCTTGTTCTTCTCAATGTAACCTTCATCAATCAAATGACTAACTAAACCATATGCATGGCTTTTACTTTTTATCCTACACCCTGCACATATTTCTTTATAGGTTGGTGATGTTTTGTATGCAGCAATAAAATGCTTTATAAAATAATACACATCTCTTTGTCTTGCTTTTACTTTCATTTATACTCCTTTAACAATTCTAATATCTTATGTTGTTTTACAGGATCAGTAGTTTTAGCAAGTCGAGCATTAAAATAATTAATCCAATACTCTTTTTTGTCATTTATATATTTAAGATTTTCTATATACTCTTTATCTTCTTCAAATAAACTTTGCATATTTTCCTCCTAGAATGGTACTTCATCACCAAAGTCATCATCATTAGCTTTAACATTACCATTAGTTTTTGGTGCTGACTTCTCCATTATCTTACAAACAGATCCAAATCTATCCATAACTACATTACCTGTTGTAACTTCTTCACCATTCTTATTCATATAAGTACTGTACTGTTGCTTACCTTCTACATAAACTAATGTACCTGCTTTACCTTTTTCTTCTAGTTGTTTACCAACATAGTCATTAAAGCAAGTAACGTTATGCCAGGTTGTTTCTTCTTCATTCTTTGAAGAGATCCATTCATTAGTAGCAATACTAAATCTCCAATACTTATTACCATTTTTAGATTCCATAGTCTCAGCATCTCTGCCTAGTCTACCTATTAAAGTTATTTTGTTATACATTATCCTATACTCCTTGTGTGATTTGATTTAATTAATTCATATTTAGTTTTAGCTTCTTCATACAGCGCAGGGTTTTCTTTCTTAGCTATGACCATAGCTCCTTGATACTTCTTAACTGTAGTATTAAACTCTGTGTATGATTGCTTATGACTCATTTCATCAATAAACTTTTGTACTGTAGGTTCAGCAGAAATTATTTTTTTTTCTGCTGTCTGAGGTTTACTTGATGGTGCGTTGTCATCTATCTCATTCTCTGAATATACAAAGCCATGTAAGTTAGCAAGTTTCAAGATACATCTATCGACTGCTCTCTTCTCTGCCATTGCATATGGATAGGCGTTCTTGTTATTCTTAGGACTACACTCACCATAGGATATAACTTGTCTATCTTTAATAGAAGCTACACACTTCATGCTCACAATACCTTTCTCTGCATTGGCTTCAACTACATCTAAACTATCTATGCTAACATTAAGTTTAGCTCCAATAATTTCTATGTACTTGTGCAACACAACAGGTGTACCATGACAATCCCATGTGGCCTCATTACCATTTATGTTTAACTCTTTAAATATTTTGATTGCTTCATCAGGTATATTCATCTTACTCATATAATCTCCATGCAGTATTATCTGCTGTTGGTTCTTTGTCTTTTACCACCATATCCCAAAACTTTTCTTGCCTGTCATACAGGATATCTTGGTACTCTTTATGTGATGGGATAGCACAGTACTCCCACCTTGCATTACCAAACAATACAGATAAATAGCAAACATCTAGCTTTGCTAACATCAAGTAGTGTTGGATCTGTGCATAGTATCTAGCCTTTACATTCTCTAACTTATTGTAATGGTTAGTGTGCTTACACTCTATGATAGCTCGTTCAGTCGGACACCAGCCATCAAAGTGTGCCATACGAAACTCTTCCATAATAAATTCCATAGGATAAGTCTCGGTGTAAATACCAGTTTGTTTGGTAAACCACTTGAGATTAAACTCCTCAGTTAATGTACCTATTTGTACTGGCAATACATTTGATAGGTCTGGTCCAGGCTTACGTTGAGTCTTTAACTCCCATAGCTCATGGATTGGCGCAACATTCGTTTGCATTAATGCATGTGAATCTGATCCACCCAAACCTTTATGTCGGTCTATATCTATATATTTGACTACACTCATGATGGTATTTTATATGATGTTTGTTCTAATTGTAAAGCCCAAGCTGCTGAATTATCAAGGTCGTGGACAAATCGCTGACACTTTTCTAACTCATTATCAAGGTAAGTAATAAACTCAGTAGGCAATGGCAATCTAGGATACTTGTAGGTTGCACATATGTGTAGAGTTACATAAGGAAATAATCCGCCTGGATATTTCTTGAGTAACTCCCAATATGTTTTAAGGCCTAGCTCTTCTGGTGCTGAGCAACTAAAGGTAGAGCATATAGTTTCAAGCATAACCTGTACATCTGATATTCTACATGGTTCTAATAGCTCTTTACATTTGGTTGATGCAGCAATTAAATCACTTGTCTTTACTTTTTCTTTCAAGAAATTTACTCGATACATTTGACATATCAAGGATTCGTCTACGGCGTTCACGAACAAAGGAGGGAGATGTCTTATCATATGTCGCACGTGTTCGATCTGACTCGGCTCTAAACTCGACTGACCTTCGTACCCAAAGTTTGAACATGCTTTCCCAGTTGTTTGCTGTTCGACCTTTTGCTGTGTAGTAGTCGATGAACTTTTCTTTTTCTCTGTCATAATCTATATCCTGTTGTTGAGTCCAGGCAATCACATCTGCTGATGCTTCAAAGTCTACTGGACATTCGGTTTCATAATCTTTAATTACAATGTCTACCTCTAATGCATTAGCCCACGCTAATAGATTCATACCATTAGGACATTTCTTTAAGCGTTCCCAATCTCCTACTGAACTATCAGCTACACCAATCATTTGTGATACTGCCATTGTGTCTACTCTATATTTTTTTCTTTTGGTTATAAGAGCGAATACCAATTCTTTGTATGTCATTGCGATAAAACTACAGCCCAACAAATGACTAACATTATTATTATCAAATAAAAACCTATGTTATCTTTCATCTTCTGTATCCCTCATAAATTGATCTTCATCTTGTACACATTCCATAGCTTGAACAAGAATTGCATTGTCAATATCTTTGTAGAACATGAAACCATTATCTACACACCAGTTACGAAACTCTGCAACTGATTGAGATACTTCAAGCTCTGCTACTTTTTCCATTATTCTTTCTTTACTCATCTTCTGCACTCCATATCAAATGATAAACTGTATACCGTATACCATCTTCATTAGTTACCCATTCACTAGCGATAGAGTAACCTTTACATCTTAACTTCCAAATAATATCTGATAGTCTGGTTGCTCTAAATTTTTCTATCGCTTCCCAACTAGTAATTTTTTTATGATCTAGTAAATATGTTTTTACTAATTCATATTTATTTACTTTGCGTATTGGACCTGTACCTTTCATATTTTCTCCTATCCTTTTATGGATGAGTCTACGTTTAAAGATTGCATTATTAATTCAAATGTTCCAGTCTCTTTATCTTTACATCTTTCTTTTAGCCTTGCTTCAAATGCTGCTGATACATTAGGTAATTCATCATGAGGTATTGAATCAATGACTTGTTTAACACAATGATCATGATTGTATCTATGCAATTTCTTTTGAGCTATTGCATAGTCAGTAACGAATTTCATAAATATATCATTTTGTTTATATAAGTCTTTGTATTTCTTAACATCTTTTTCAAGTATATCAATCTCATCAAGCAGTTGATTTATTTTATTTGCATTTACTTTCATAGTAGTATCCTCGCTACAAGTTCTAACATTAATATTATACTGCATACCACAACAGCAGGTAGCACCAACCAGACTAGAAATATTTCTAGCTTTTTACAAAAATCATTTAGCATTTTGTTCCCACTCATATTCAGTTGCTATCATAGCAATAGTTTCCAAATGATTTTGTTTGACTGCATTATCTACATCAAACAATTCACTTGTATCTAAACTAACACCAATCTCAACCAATGTGGTTAGTGTATGTAATGTACTTTGGTATCTACCTTCCCAATAATCTGGTCTATCTTCAAACTTTTTAAGATATATTTCTGTCATTTTCATACCTCTCTATGTTGTGTTTAATTTTTTCTATCACTTGTCCTAATTTTTTAGATGCGTGATAGCACTCAGTCATAAGACTAATGTACTCTTGATCGTATTCCGTTACACTTTTCTCATTGAGATTGTCCATAAACTTTGCAGCAGTTTCAGTATTAGTACTGATAAGTTGTACTAACCATACTTGTTCTTCCATTGTTAAACATAATTCAGACATTGCGTTCTCCTGTGCGTAGTGATGTCATATACTTTTCAGCCATACGCATAGCTGTTTGGTATACCACTTGTTTAAATATACCAGGACTAATGTAGTCTGGTTTCTCTACCTTTGATAACTTAGCAAGATACTTTTCATAAGCACTTTGTTTTGTTCTTGCATATCTTCGTTGCCATCCTTCCATTTTTATTCTTCCTCCTCCCAATAATTTTGTTGTACGAATTTACTACCATATTCTCTAATGTATTCTTTAAATATCTCTGACTCTACCTCAGTCATATAGATATTAATTGTTACCAGATGTTCATCAGTACGATGAATGACTTCCATATCACTTGTATGATTAGCAGATAAAAAATTTGGAGCTGAATCTATAAACTCATGTATACTCCAAGCTGTATCTTCTGCTTCCCTTTGTTCTTGATTAAGCTCAGCTTCTTGCTGATCTATGTTGTCCATGTATCTATCTAAGTCTTGCATTGCTGAATCATTACTCATCATTTTCCTCCTCGTCTGGTGATTGAAAAGCATAATGTATCGTTTCATCATTAACTTCTAATCGCATCCAATATACAGGACACTGTAGTAGCCAATCATAAAATTCATCTTTCATTTTCTCGTCTGCTAATTTCATTAGTATCTTCCTTTTTGTTGTATCATTACTTCTTCAAATGTGTCTGGTCCTGTATAATGCATATCTCTTTCAATACCATTGTTTTGTAATTCTGATATGTGAAACTCACCATACTCTGGTGTGAATATATCTGCGATACCAAACATATATCCATTTTTATCCATACTGTATACCCACCAATCACCAGCACCCATTGGATTAAAGTACTTAACTACAACAGGCTCTTTGGCAATACTTTCTGTACCAAAATCTGTGGTGTTGTGGTTGTAATACAATTGTTTTTTTATATCTTCTGTAATAAAACTATACGACATGACTACACCTCACTTGTTATTAAGATTGAACTGCGACAACAAATATAATAATAAATGCTATCAAGAATAATAATTGTTCCATGTATATCTCCTTAAAAAAAATAGTATGGCGTCTGATCGGGAACTTATAACCTTCGCTAACCCTTCCCTCTTAACCTATTACTGCTTTCATCTTGTGGATTACTTGCTCAACAGGATCACCTATTACGAGGTTTTGTTTTGGTTAGTACCATACTACATCAGGGCGGTACATAAACAGGATTTCTCTGGTAAGGCTACCGGTGCAAACTATTTATGTACCTATACTTAGCAGGAATCAAACCTTGCTTAGTAATTCTATTTTAAAAAGGGCGGTACAAAAGTC